AGCGTGATGCCTTTTTGGCTAGCGGTGTGGTGCAGCCAATGGCGGAGCTGAATGCTTCAGAAGATGGTGGTGACTTCATCAACGTCCCTTTCTACGCCGCAAACCTAAATTCAACCTTTGAACGGTTGACAGACAGCACTTCGCTGACTCCAGGCAAAATCACCGCTGACAAGCAACGTGCCGCTGTAGTCCACAGAGGCAACGCGTTTGAATCGCGTGATTTATCAGCAATGGCGGCTGGTTCTGATCCAATGGCTGCCATTGGTCAAAAACTTGCCTCTTACATTGCGAATGAGCGCCAGAAAGACTTGCTGTCTTGCTGCGCAGGCATTTTTGGCGCTGTTGGTGACACCACCGGTGCTGCTTTTGCTGAGCTTGCAGTAGATGGCGCGTCTGGAGACACACCAACCGAGCTTGGGCCGCGTCAGATTGTTAAAGCTAAATCACTTTTGGGTGACCAAGGGGAAAAGCTGTCAACAATCGTTGTGCATCCTTCCGTTTACTACTCGTTGATGGAACGTCGAGCAATCGACTTCATTTACGATAACAACGGACAGCCTGATACTTCCGCTGATTCTGGTTCTACTGCTCCTGCATTTGGCAGTGTGCAGGTTCCAACTTTTATGGGCTTAAGGGTCATTATTAGTTCGGATGTGCAGACAGCTGGGTCTGGTTCTTCTACTGAGTATTGCAGTTATTTGTTTACGCCCGGGGCCTTTGGTTCTGGCGAGCAAATGGCACTTAGGACAGAGCGAGATAGAGATATATTAGCGAAATCGGATGCACTTTCTTTTGACCTTCACTACGTCTATCATCCGATGGGCACAAGGTTTGCTGAAGTTGCTAACCCGACTCCTGCTCAACTTGCAACAGTTGGCAACTGGACGAAGGTTTACGAGACCAACAACCTTGGGATCGCTCGGATTACTTCCACATCTAACCTTGACTGACGGAGGTAACTAACCATGTCATCCATTTTTGAGGTAACAGCTGGTAGTGCTGTTGGGCCTACCACTGGTGGCACTGTTACGCAGGCCACCAATAAAGGAACTGCCGTGACTCTAAACACAGAGTCTGGTCAGATCACCATGGCAGGCGCTGAGCTTGCTGGTGCTGCTGAAGTCAGTTTCACAGTCAACAACGACAGAGTTACTGCTACTGACGTAGTTGTAGTGAACCACAGTTCTGCCGGTACTGCTGGCAGTTACATCGTTCAAGCCAACAGCATTGCTGCTGGTTCGTTCAAAATTACTGTGGCCAACGTTGGTTCGACTGCAAGTGAAGCCATCGTGCTGAGCTTTGTGCTTCTCAAGGGCGCAAGCTCCTGATGGGTTTGTTCGCCTTTAGGCGGATGAAGGAACGCGAGGCTGCTGCGCAAGCGGCAGTCTCTAGTTCTAAAAAGCCTGCCCAGAAAACTTCTACTGTGACGCCTGATGGCAGTAACAATCGACGCAACAGCGGGAGGCGCAAACGCCAACAGCTACATAACACTGGCTGAAGCCAACACTTTTGTGGAGGCCATGATCAGTAGTTCTGATGTATCAAAGTGGACTACTGGCAACGATGACACGCGCAATCGTGCTTTGACTGCTGCCGCAGAAAGGCTTGATCGCGAAAGATTTTTAGGCGCAAGAACAAACGATACGCAAGCAAGGCAATGGCCTCGTGAAGGTGTTCGTAAACCAGACACCTACGTGCGCTCTTACAGTTCTGGGTTTCCTTTTCGTCTTACAGAGGATTACTACACAAACACCGAAATCCCTGATCAAGTCAAACGTGCTCAGATCGAGTTAGCCGTTTATTTGAAAAACAATGTTGATGGCATCAGCCTTGGCGGCTTAGAAGATTTCAAGAGCGTCAAGATTGGCAGCCTTCAGGTAACACCTGACAAGACCGGAGCCATTGGCGCTGATCGTGTACCACCAATGTTTGAAAGGTACTTGACAGGTCTTAGAATCAGCGGACCAAGCAACATCGCAATCAAACGGAGCTGATCATGGGTTACGGATCTGGATTTGAGCCCACAAAGGCAACGATCATCACAAATACAGCAACTCACACTGCCAAGTTTGTGAAGTTGATGGCGCTTGAGGATTCTGTGATCCATACGCTGACAGCAGAAGGGATTGATGAAAACCTTGCTGGAGGCGATGCCACCGCAATCAACTTCAATACATCGTCTTGCATTGAGGGTCTTGTGATGACTTCAGTCAAGCTGACTTCTGGCACTGTCATTGGATACATTGCCTAATGGGACTTGCTAAGTCGCTAGAGAACGTTGCTGGCAAGGTCATCAACAAGTTTGGTGCGGATGTGACGATCCGTTACGTTTCTGGTGGCGCGTATAACACTGCGACTGGCACGGTAACTGAAACCACTATCGACACCTCCATCAAGGGCGTGATTGAAGGCATCAGTTCCACCGAGGTTGACGAGCTGATCAAGACTGCAGACAAGCGTCTGACAGTTGCTGCTGAAGACCTGGCAACAGTTCCTGCACCAAAAGATCGTGTTGTAATTAGCTCTGTTGAGTATCAAATTATTACCGTTAACACGGTTGAGCAAGAAAGCACGGCGATCACTCATGAATTGATCTTGAGGGCGTAACCATGGCAAAGCGCATCCGAGTTGATCAAATTGATGATTATTCATTTGAGCGCTTTGAAGAGATGCTAAAAGTTGCAGTCAATGAAACTGACAAGCGTTTAAAAGAGGGCAGCCCAACTGACACAGGTCGTTTAAAAGTCAGTTGGCAAATTTCTGAAAACGTTGCAGATGGAGTTGGAGAGCCGCCAGGTAAATATAACAACGTTGTCAGGCCACCTGACCGGACGAACTATCGAGACGAAAAAATAGGCAATAGATATATTGTCTACAACAACGTTGAGTACGCAGCGGCTGTAATTGCTGGGCGAAAAATGCCTCCTTCTTGGAAAGGGGAATGGCGTTCACGCAATAATCAAATTGAGCAGAATTATCACTTGACTGTTGCTAAGGACATTGCAAATTTCATCAGAACAAACTTCAAAGACACATGACCAGCACATACAACGATGTCCGTGCCGTAATTGAAGGGCGGATTGCTACTGAAATGGCTGGTTCTCCTGCCTATGAAGTCGCTTACGCAAACACTGCTTTTACTCCGCCAACAGACGCGCCTTGGCTAAGCGTGCAAATTAACTTTGGAGACAATGCGTATTTCACGCTGCAAGCTCCAACCACTGGCACCAATAGGCAGGCTGGCGTCTTAATCGTTGATGTTTTCAGTGGCGTTGGAGTTGGGGCTGCTGCTGCTTATACGATCGCAGAACGGGTGAAAGATCTTTTTGACAGAAAAACTGTTAGTGGTGTGATCTTCGATGCTGCGTCTGGTCCTAGCCAAATTGCTTCTGGCTTGTCCGATTCGTTTTTTCAGGTGCAGGTAAGCGTGAGCTTTGATGCGTACCTAAGCTAGACTCGAAAAAAGCCACTACCGCACAAAGTCATGGCTACTGTTTTGTCCGGTACGTCCGGCGCTCTCTATTACAAGCCTGCTGGCACCAGCAGCACTTTCACGGCTTCCAAAGTAACGAATGCCAGCAACAACATTAACGTTGGAGCCTTCTTAGGGTTTCAGGTTAATGACAAGGTTTCATTCGGTACTGGCACTGGTGGCACTCTGCCTGGTGGCTTAGCTGCTGGCACTCCTGTTTTTATCAGGACTTATGCAGCAGCCACGGGCATTGCAACCTTTGCCGCTACTGCAGGTGGTAGTGAGCTTGCATTGTCTAGTGACGGTACTGATGGCACCACGCCATTTACCATTGATTTCACCGAGTTCCAATCGATTGGAGATGCTCGTGAATGGTCGTTTGAAGTCACGCGGGAAGAGCTAGACACTACGACCATTGGTGGAACACTTGGTCAAAACGCTCCATTCCGAACCTTTATCACTGGTTTTGCTGATGGCACTGGATCGGCAACGGTCTATCTGACCGATGACGACACCACTATGGCAACTCGCTTGGTTGAAGACGTTATTCAACGCAAGCAAGCAGGTGCAACTTTCAAGCTTTACACCGATGTGATTTTGTCATCAGGTTCACCTGATGACACCGCTAGCACTTCAATTGAAGTTCCTGCTGTCATCAACTCGGCATCATTTGCAGTAACGCCTGACGATGCACAATCGGTAGAAATCAGTTTCCGTCCTACCAGCGCACCAAGCTTTGATTTTGATCGTTCTTGATCAGACGAATACATCTACTGGCCCCTGACTTGTGTCGGGGGCTTTTTTATGTGTAAGCTAATAACGAACAACAAAATTTTTGCGTGTCAAGTGCTCTCGATCGACTGAAAAAAGCAGCAAACCTCAAGCCAGTCAAAAAAGTTGTGACACTGTCTGATGGTTCTGAGTTTGAGTTTTGGCGGACGCCATTAACGATGGCAGAACGTGAGCGAGCACAAAAAACTGCAAAGGATGATACCAATGCTTTTGCTTTGCAGTTGCTGATCATGAAAGCACTGGATGACAGTGGCGCTCGTATGTTTAGTGGTGGGCAGGCCGCTGAGTTAAAGCACGATGTTCGAGATGCTGACTTGCAGGCCCTAATGCTTGCAGTCGTTAGCGATGAGGACTTGGAGGCTGAGGATCTAGACCCAAAAGATTGAAAGCCGAGCTAAAAAAAGACAATTTCTTGCGATTACAGCTCGGCGTAGCGAAAGAGCTTGGCTATACACTGACTCGCCTTAACAGTGAATTGACATTAGAAGAGCTTTACATTTGGTCAGCTTATTTTGGCCTGCTTAACGACGAGCAAGAGGCTGCGATGAAAAAAGCGAAGCGCAGGCGCTAAAGTCTGATGAACAGGCGTTGAGTTATGGCTGCTGTAGCAACCGTTGGCGTACAGCTAAGCACAGCCAAGGCAGTTCAAAACGCGAAGAAGCTTAGTATTGCGGTTGGCAAAATTAAGCAAAGCGCTGAAGGTGCAGCTAGCAGTACCAAAAAGCTAGGCCAAGGTGCTAAAGGAACTGCTGCGATTGGTGCAGCAGCTAAGGCTGCGACTCCTGGCGTTGCGGCATTAGGTGGTGCTCTCAAAGCGGCGTTAGGGCCGATTGCGATATTGACGACAGCAGCAGGCGCGTTGTCTTCTGCTTTTTCGACACTTGCTGAGCAAGATTTTGCAGAAGCAAAAGTACGCTCTCTGGGTGTTAATAGTGATGAGCTAACAAAGCGATTATCTGATGTAAGCCGGGAACTGTCAGGTCAAGCAAGTGTGGTGGAACTAACCGGCGCTGCTTATGACGTGGCATCTGCAGGATTTACAAATGCTGCTGACGCGGCCAACATTTTGAAAGCAGCAAGCCTCGGCGCAACCGGTGGCTTTAGTGACATCAACACTGTTGGTGACGCTGCTACTTCTGTTTTGAACGCTTATGGATTGGAGGCTGATAAGGCTGGAAAGTTAGTTGACGGTTTTATACAAACTCAGAATGACGGCAAAATTATTATTGGCGAATATGCGGCAAACATTGCAAAGGTTGCTCCTGTTGCGGCAGCTTTAGGCGTTCCTCTTGAGGAAGTGAACGCTGCAGTGGCGCAGATTACTGCTGGCGGTCAAGGCGCTGAAGTGACATTTACAGCATTGAAAACTGCTTTCGCTCAGATTGCAGCAGGCAAGGTCGGGAAAGAATTTAAGGATTTTGGTATTAACATTGACAGCTCTACTTTGGCTTCTGACGGTTTAGCTGGCACTTTAGAAAAAATCAAAAAATCCGGTGCAGATGCTGGAACAATTATCAAGGCGTTTGGTACAGAAGCAGGGCCATCAATTTTAGCCTTGCTTAACGACACTGAGAAATTTAATCAGTTACTTGAAAATCAAAAGAACTCGCAAGGTCAAGCCGCTAAGGCAGCATTTGAGGCTAGCAATACAATTAACGGTGCGTTGAAACGATTGCAAACAGCTTTTACAAACCTTTTTGCTGACCAATCAGAGTTAGGGATTTTGCTGAAAGGGACGTTGCAAGTTGCCGCTGTAACTGTGGAGGTTTTAGCGGCTGGATTCAAAAGCATACTTGCTCCAATTAGAGGTGTTATTGCTGGAGTTACTAATTTTGCTAGCAAGCTGTTTTCGCTAGGTGAAGGAGTAAACATTGCATTTGAGCTTGAGAAAGGTTTTCAATCTTTCATGAAAACTCTCGACGATATAGGGGCAGGCATTGAATCAGTTTTTACGGTATTTACCGAAACATTTTACGAGCTTGCAGGCGTTGCTGTTAATTTTGGCATGGACTTAAATGCTGCATTAGGAGACCCTATTGGTAACGCTATAAGCAGCTTTACATCTTTTCGCGATTTTGCAGCAGGCATTTTTACAAATTTAAGTGAGTTTGCTGCTGGTTTTTTCAGCGGATTTCGAAAAAATGCTGGTGATGCTGTTACACGTGTCACTTCATTTTTTGGCGGTTTGTTTAGCGGCTTAGCCGGGTTAATAGATAAATTTGTAAGTATTTTGCCTGATTGGTTGAAAGACTCTTTAGGCGGAAAAGTCGCAGGAATGGCAGCAAACGTTTCTGATGCTGTAGGCAAAGCTATTGGCAACATCAAAGAAATTGTTCAAGCAGTGCCTGAAAAAATTGCGTCTACTTTTGGTTCTATCCAAGGCAGGTCTGAAGGGCAGGGAGGCACAACCCCGGCGGCAAACAACATTCAAAAAACAGCAGGCGCTTTGACCGGTGTTACAGGCGGAAAGGTTGATAAAGAAGCAGAAAAAGCTGCTAAAAAAGCAGCACAAATTGCAAAAGCATCAGCTGACCGTGTGAAATCGTTGGAGCAGCAAACATTGCTAGCTTCCGCTCTTACAGAAGAAGAGCGCAAGCAATTTGAAAGGCAGATTGAGATACAAAACATTCTTGATAGAAGCAACGTGCTCACAGATGAACAGCTGCAGGCTGAGCTTGAGGCAACTACTAATCTTCATGAGCAGTTAGATCTTACTGAACAGATAAAGGATGCTCAGTCAGAAGCCGCAAAGAAAAAGAAAGAGGCTGATGATGCGGAAGCAGCTCGTGTGCAAGAGTTAAATAGTTTTTATCAAGGCGTTGCCGACACTATTCAATCCGGGATCGTTAATGGAATTATGGGCGCAATCGATGGCAGCAAATCGCTGAAAGAATCGCTTTCAGGTTTGTTAAAGCAAGTCGGCGGGATGTTCCTAAATCAGGCGATTGGTAGTTTCATGCCAAAGTTTGGGGCTGAAGGACTTTATGTTAATGGCCCAACAAATGCTGTTATCGGTGAAGGTGGTGAGCCTGAGTACGTCATCCCAGAAAGCAAAATGCGCGAAAGCATGGCGCGTTACTCAGCAGGGTCACGAGGTGCTGGTGTTATTCCTGACAATGAAGGCTCTGCCGCAGCAAGCGCAGGTGGTGGCGGTGGTGGTGGTTCTGTTGATGTACGCTTTAATGTGGAGCGTATAAATAGCGTTGACTATGTAACCGCTTCAGAGTTTCAGGCTGGCATTGCACAAGCTGCTCAGCAAGGTGCTCGCGAAGGTGAACGCAGGGCGCTTGGTTCAATGCAAAATTCACCTGCTGTACGCCGTAGGGTTCGGATCTAATGGAATTTGTTTTTGGTCATTTGCTTAATCTTGGCCCTTCTGGTGGCCTGAATCAGTACAACTTTCAAAACTATGCACTAGGGGAAAATGTTGGCGATTATGAGTTTGTGCCTTTTGGCTTTGGTGGCGCTATCGCCACATTGCAAGGTGACAATTTAGACGCAACACTGCAATTTGCAAATACAGAGATCACAAGACGTTTTGTGATAGAAGCCCTAGATGATAACTATGTGGCAAAGGTTTCGACGGTTCTATGGAACCCTTCGAGCTTTGCGGTTGAACAAACTCTTTATGAGTATTTTGGCGCATGTGCTGCTGGTGGTTGGGATGAAACAACAATCCAAATTAAATTAAATTCTGTCCTTGATGCTGTACAAGCAAATGTTCCAGGGCGTCGGCTTAGCCGTGATCAAGTTGGAAACATTCCTTTCACAGCTCAGGTAAATGTGTAGTCAATTAATCGGACGTAAATACGAATATGGAAGCAACGATTGTATCCATCTTGTTTTTGATGCATTGGATCTATTAGGAGTAGACAATCCAGGCGTACAGGCTGACTGGTACAACATGAGCCCACGACAAGTGCTTCAGCAACTTGATTTGTATTGTGACCGGCTTGTTAGCCCCAGTTATGATGGCGACATGGTATTGCTTAGCGTGAGGCCAATGGCCTTCGGAGTCTTATGGCAGAAGGGCGTCCTCTACATCAACAATTCACTTTCCGCAGTGGATTGGAAACCGGTGGCAAGCCTTTCAATCCGCCGCTCCTACCGTATGAAAAAGCCCTAATACAAGCGGTTGGATGTAGTGAAGAGGAATATCGCGAACTGATTCGACATGCAATGCTGCGACAGCGTGTGCGACCAGCAGAGTATGACCAAATTCCTAACATCGTAAACGGGCCGGCAACTCCTGTTTTAATACAACTAGCGGTTGGCGTTGCTTTGACTGCGGCTAGCACCTTGCTAGCTCCTAAAAATCAACCGCAAGATCAAGCAAAAGTAAAAGGCAAAAAACTTGCTGATCAGATTGGCCCAACTCGTTTCAATCAAACGACTAATTTTGATAACGTTGCAAGTTTGGCAGAGTTAAATCAACCAATACCCATACCGTTTGGCAATCGTGGGATTGGTCAAGATAACGAGCCTACTGGCGGTTTAATTATTGCCCCTGCGTTGGTGTGGTCAAGGCTTTACGCGTACGGTGTTTTTCAGGCTTATGAAGGTATCTATATCGCTGGTGAGTTTGGCCTAGATAATCCTGACCTTGGCGGCATTTTGCTTGGAACTTCCGCGTTAAATTCATTGCACGAGAAAGAATATGCTTTTTATTTTTCATCGAATAAGGCTAGCAATCGTCCTAAAGAATCAAACCTTTTGCACGGGACACAAGGACCTGGCGCTACTGGCACTGTGGGGAGAGAAATCTTTAAAACCCCAATAGAAGCAAACAATAGTCGAAATTTTTCAATGGCTTACACGCCAAGCGGTGACACTACGTTTGGTACAAGTAATGCTATTCACAATGGGACCGCTTATCGATTTAATTGGGAAGTAATTAGTGCTCCTTTTGTATCAACTCTTGGGTCCGATAATCGATCTGCCCGCAAAGAAATACAAAGAAAACGCAGAAAAATTGCTGGCACAGACGCAGATGTGCTGCATGAAGCAGGTTTCCAAGTAGGTCAGCCAGGCGTTGGCCGTTCTTACTCACGTTGCATGGGTTTAACTACATACAATGGCACCGAAACATCACGCAAAGCAGAATATACGGCTAACATAGGCGACACAACTGTTTTTGAAATTGATGAATTCGAAAGCGGTGAAAAGAATGCTGATGGCACGCTTGTCGATGATCGCATTACAAAAAAATTCAACGAGCTTGTAGAAGATGAGGACCTTGGTTTTGTTGAAAGCGAATTAGATTTAAATGATTTAATAAATTCTGCTAAAGGTTGGACAGAAAAAACTGCTGATCTTTTAGTTGTTGGATCGCGTTGGATGATAAACGCAAGCATTTGGGTAGTAACAGCAGTTACTCAAGGCAGACAAGGACGCATAAAAATAACTCTTGAATGTGTGGAAATTTTTGGAAATAGACGTATTGGAATAGCTGGGACAGATGCTGTAAGAGAAAGTCTTAGCGGATATGAAGGCGCTGATTTTGATGAAACAAAGCATTGCAACGAAGCGTATTTTAATCTTTGCAAGGTAAACATTGCAAGCATTCGTCCTGTTCGCAGAGATGCTAGGGCTATTGAAATTGGAATTCAAAGTCAAGTGTTTAATAAATCATCAAGTCTTTGTAACTTTAATTCAATTCCTACGCCTGATCGTCTTTTTGAGCTGGACGAAGATGACGTGCAGGTTTCAACGCCGCGTATGGACAAATACTTCAAACGATCATCTTGTTTTTCAATCTATGTGCGACCAGTTAAAAAATACGACAAGAGCGAAGAGGACTATGTTCGAATACCCTTGCTTTTGTGCGTGCAGGGCAGTGCTCCAATAAGTCAAAACAATTACATAAGAATTACGCCTCCTGATGATGGTTTTTATGAGTATAAATTTGTACCTAGGTCTGGCACTGATGTTGCTTTAAACTCTAAAGCCGGAAATGAAGTATTAGTTTTAGATGCTTCTTTTGGTACTCCGTACACAAAAGATAGCCTCAGAAAGAGAAGTGAGGTGTTCGAAGAAGTAAATACCGCGTACGGTGTTTTTGAGCTAAGAACTCAAGGTCGCATCGTTAGTGTTCAGGACATACAGGTCAGCCCAGAAATGGCAA